TCAAGTTCACTTACAGTTTCAGTAAACCCTTCAGAACCTTCCTTATCCCATTTCCAATTTACAGTCTTGTCATACCCCTCATCATCCACGATGTTGATTGACCGCTTTGAAAAATTGACAAAGACATGTGCAAGATTGGTGCTCATGCGAACTCCTGACTACCTATGTAGTATAGCAGAGAGAGGCACCCCTGTCAAGGGATCAGTTGATAAAGATGGTCTCGCCCGTTATCACACATGCCGCGCCTGCCTCTAAAAGCATACCAGTTCCACAAATAATTGATGCTGCTGTTGATGCGTTCATCATAATTGCACCTGCTACAACATTGACAGTATACAATCCCTCTTTGATAGTATATGTAGCACCTGTTGTACCACAAGTCACTACATATGGTCCAAGTGGGTTAGTAATCGTATACCTAGGAACTGCATCAGCAGAAAAACCAGGTGTCATAACTGTTTCTACAGATCCACCAACAGTTCTACGAATACCAGTTGCTATTAATGGAAGAGGTGAAGGTGGAGTGTTAATTAACTCAACCAAGTGAGGTGTGTTCAGTGAAATAGAGTTATCACCACTAATAATAGTTTCTCCATATGAAATTGCTCCCTTAGCACCACTAGCCTCAAAGTCAGTACTTACAATTTTAGTGGCGATAGATGCAATATTGCATTCGGCACCTTGAATCTCAAACTTTGCACCAACAGTATTAACATCAACGTCGGATCCAAAACGAATCGTGTGCTTTTGAATTTTATCACTCTTACTTTCACCTTGATTATCTACAAGTTTAGGAGAACCTTCAGCACCTAAAAAGAAACCACCACCAACTTCAATGTGACAATCACCTGTAATCTTCAAGCGATAATCACCATCAATATTAATAACTCCATCACCATCAACCTGTCTACAATCATCACCATGAACTTCTTCAGTATGATTGCCAGCATATGATGTATGATCTGCATTTAGTGATCCATTGTCACCTTTATCACTATTAGCTGCTTTTACAGATGCTTCTACTTGTTTTTCAAGTTCCTCTGGATCCATATCAGGATTTTGTTTCCTGATTTCCTTACGAGCATTATACTTAGCATACTCGTTTTGATTTAATTTGACAGATGTCGTTGTTGTTCCACTAGCACTTCTCTTAACACTTGCTTGACGACCAGGAGTACCAACAAACATTTCATAAGAACCATCTAACCAAGTTTTAGCAGCAGTTAGATAAGGATCTGCTTCATTAAAGATATTATCAAAAAGTCCACCAGATCCTGCATCTCCACCACAACTACCTCGTGACGATCCTCGAATTTTATTAATTTCTTCAAGTTCTTCAGGAGTACAATGGGTTACACCAAAGAGAGGATACCAACCTACAGTATCTTTACCACCATCAGCAGAACGATTACATCCACTACCAACAAACTTAATAAACAGTGAAATCAAAGCAGTAATGCTGGTGATACCTTTTTGAATAAGATCAGTTCCTTCTTCAAAGATTTCGCTACCTGCTTTCCATGCTTCAATAATTTCTTGTGCCTGACCGATACCCTCAACTAATCCAGATGCAACATCGACAATCGTAAGAAGATTATCAAGAAGTTTTTGAGTCTGACAGATAATACCATCAATAGTTGCTTGCACTCCTTGCATAACCATTGTTGCTTTGTCAATTACTCCATCAAGGAAGTCATCAAGAAAACCAAGAAGTGTACCCATTGGGTTATTGACAAAATTAATAAGATCGGAGTCAAGTCCACAAAGAGAACTCAGAATTGAAGTAACTGCCGTTTGAACAGCAGTGAGAACAACAAATGGCATTCCAGTTGCCTGCCCTAAAAGTTGAACAATGTCTAACTCTTCGGCAAGGTTAGCAGCTGATTGACGTATTGCAGATACTACTTGAGTGAAGATAGCACCCAAGAAATTTTGAAGTCTTGCAGTTAATTGTTTTGCTGAAACTAATTTACCAGTGACGATATCCAGAAAGTCACCATCTTCTGCACGAATCAAAGTACCTGCATGATCAGCAAGATCTTCAATAAGATATGATAGGTTATACTCTAACGTTTTCCAGGGTCCAGCAACACCATTAGCAGCAGGAATAGGTTTCTCTGATTGTCTAGGTTTAGTGGCATTTCCTCCACTACCGTTAGGCACAGTACCAGGACCATTTGGAGAACCAGCACCAGCAATTTGAGAAGAACCATTCTCCCCTTTTTGATTTGGTAGAGATACGGTATTATCTTGCTTTGCTCTGTGATATCCCTCTTCTTTTGTAGTTGCCATACTGGAGTTAGGATTACCAACTGCCATTGTTGCAACATTGACACCCACACCAGGTTCCATACCTTCACCTGTGAAAGCAAACTGCTTTACATCCTGAGACTCAGCAGATTTCTTTACTCTCATAACACCGATAACAATCGGCATCTGAGCATTCTCACCATCCATGAAGAAACCCATGACGATTGCACCAGGTTGTAACTGACCAGAGGATTCACCCTGACCATCGTTACCTGGTTGACAAGTATGCTGCAACACTGTTGCCCACGGAAGATTTTCAGTGGGAAGATCTGCCGTCGTTCCACCTCTTACATTCGTATAATATCCAAGAACACGAACTCTAACTCGACCCAATTCCATTGGGTCTTCATTATCTTCTACTTCACCAACCCACCAGTAAAATCCGTCTTTACCGACGAAATTTACTGTAGGTTCATTGTAAATACCATCAATAGTGGGCATATTTCTACAAGTGCTACGATTTTATTTATTAGTATTCGGGACCATCAAAGTACTTTCTATCTAGTTCACGTTGTCTTTGCCACCCCTCTATATCATTCCCCCATATCCTATCTTTATTAGAATAGATCATTTGCCTACCCATAATATTATACGATACAATTAATCTTTCTTCATCAGACTTATTTGGAACTGCTTCGTGAAGCATGTGCGAAGGAAATACAATTAGATCACCTTCCTTAACTGGTGGATGAAAGTTATGAGCTGAACCAGACATAGGATCTGGAAATGGCATATAAAATCTAGTAGATTCGTGAACTTCAGGATTAAATTTTACATAAAGAACTGCTGAAAATCCGCAAGCACCATGATTGTGAACTCCATGCCTTTCATTTCTGAAAGATCTTTCATACCACATTCCAAGTAAAACTGAAGGATATCCAATAGAATTAGAAACATGATCCATTTCCTCTTCTACACACTGTTGAACAACCCCAGCATAGTCTGGAATACTATTCGTATCAGATTTTTCCAAATCATGATAGTCAGTAAATCCCTCTTTGGGGAGATTTTTTAGTATTACCATTTTTTTCCAATGCCACTCATTTAAAGTAAAATGGAAAAATGGATATGTTATTCTTTTTTCGCTAATATTAATCATTTGATATAACCATTCTCCTCCAACCATTCCCGAGTCAACGGTGTAGGTTCATAGTCAGTCCACATAGTACCACGAGCACAAGATTCGAGTGCTTCTTGTGTCATACCTGCTGTTTTACCTGCCCAAGTTGCTTCTTTCTCCCAAGGGATAGCGTGAGGCATAAGAGCATATGCTCTCCGTGCCATCTCTGCCCACATCTCAGGCACATCCTCTTCATTCTTGATAATGGCAATCATATTGTTCTTAATAGTACCTGCCATACAATCTTGTGCAGCGTGCCAACCTTCAT